CAGTAGATCTATTAGCAAGTACCGTTTATACACTTCGCTTTGCACGAGTCGCTGGAGCTGGTTCTGCTACTTTAAATATCGCAAACGTTATCGTCGGCCCAGGCATCCAGCCACAGGGAGCGGTTGTAGGGGAGTGGCAGAGTTTTTCATCTCAGCCGACCGTTGCTGGTCTTGGAACGGGCTCGGGTACTGTGACTTCTCGCTATCAACGTATTGGCAGCACAATGCGGCTGATGGTTTCTTTTCTGAAAGACGGCAGTTCTGGTACTGGAACGTCCGACATAACCGTAGCACTACCCAGCGGCTTCACTCTAAATAACTCGGCCTTACATAACACCAGTATAAACGCCGTTGGCTCTGGTAGTTACAGGAATAGCTCAAATCAGTTTATTCCGTTATCTGTGTATACGGACGGCTCGCTTTTTTACTTTAGAATTGGCGGAACAGCCAACCTTCGCGGACAGGACTTAATTGCAACTACAGGCAACTTCACGTTTGAGGTAGAAGTCCCCATCTCCGAATGGGCTGGCAGTGGCACGGTGAATCTGGCGCAGAATGATGTGGAGTATGCTTATAATACAGGAAACGTCACCGCGGCAGGTGGTTCTGACACAACAAATTTTGGTTATGGTCCAGCAGGGACACCACTATTGGGAATAAATTCAACAACATCAAACTCAGTCACGTCATTTAGGGTTCAATTTCAAACTCCAATACAAACAACCGACAGATTGGATTTAGAGTTTAACTCTGGTACTGGTGGAGCTGGATGGAACACAGCCACGGACTACTTTCCTTATATTCAATTAAACACAAGTCAATATGGCGCTGTTGTTTATGCTATCGGAACAAATACAGCTCAGGTCGATTTTGGAAACCAAGGAAATAGACCAGCGGGAGCCGCCTCCTACGCTGCTTCAGGACAATCGTGGTCATCTCTTTCTGGATACAAATGGCGAGTACGCAAATCCTCCGCCGGTGCCGCTGTTGGGTTTGGGATTGTGCAGCCAGGCGTGTCCAGCGGACTAGTATCAGCAAGTGGACTTCCAGGTAACACAACAGGGAATGCAATAGCTAGTGGGTATGTTGGGGAACGTCTAGCACCACTAACCGAGACATTTTCTGTAAGTGTATCTAATACTGGTGCTGGGAGTGAATTTAAGTCGCTTACATTAACTGCTGGAGTTTGGATGGTTTATGGTTTCGCTGTTGCTCAGACAGGTACTCTTAGTGGTCCTCAATATTCAACTTTAGTATTAACAACCACATCAAATTCCTTTTCTGCTGTGGATAATAGAGAGGGTGCTTGTCAATTAACGATTAGCGGAAATTCATTTGGCTCTTTAATTTTACAATGCGTTCGCTATATAAATCTATCCTCATCTCAGACAGTTTACTTATGTGGAAGGCAAGGAGCTACTTCTGGTTCTTCAACATGGACAGATTTAAATGGTAGAAGTATGTACGCCATCCGAATAGCCTAACAGGAAACAAGATGCATCCCACAATTACAAAACACTTATGAAATCAAAAATTAAAACGACAAGGATAGCGTAATGGACAAATTATCTAGATGTCAGTGACAAGAGAGATTAAACTTTGTGAAAATTGCGGCTCACGCGAAGGGTATTTCGCCCTTCGCGTTGAGTGTATCTATACAAAAAAAATTAAAGATTTTTTTGTATGCGATATTTGCGCCAAGGATGAATTGACAATCGAATATATTTTAATAAAATTTAACAAAATTATAAGCGCGAATAATTAGATTCCTTTGATCTTATCGATGATCCTGGTTATAAGATTGATCTTTCGCTTCGGTGGGGATAGGTCATTGATCCCATAACCGCAGCGATCACAGATATACCATTCCCATATGACATAATTTCCAAAATAATTTCTCATCGAAACGACTCCCCAATCAATTGGAGTTGATTCTTGAGTTTTTTCGATTGAGTTTTCGCATAAATTGCAAGTGTATTTGTAGGTCTTCATTTGCGCCTTTTTGTGGTATAATTGATTAAAAAACAAGGAGAGCAAATGGAAAAATACTCGAATATGCTTCTCATTATATTGTATTTTATGATGGTTTATTTTATCCTTTTCTGTTCAACAATTCAAAAAGAAATCAGTAAAATCAACTCAGATAACGTCAATATTAAGCAAAGGATTGAATCTTATGAGCAAAGGATTTCTGATCTTGAGTCTTTTATTGATGATGACAGCGTGTACGAGTGATCCTAAACCATATCAAATGATAACGGAATTTCCTGCGGCTGAAAAATTAGACAAAGAAATTTTAGATAAAAAAATAAAAAATCTTTTTGATAATCATATCTTTATGGGTTACGTCGTTGCCAAAGATGAGTTTAATCTTTTACCAATGCATTTGGGTGACTCGGCTCTATTTACTGGTTTAGCCTTGGCTGCCGTTGATGAGTATTCGAGTGACCCTATACTAGATCATATCATTATGAACGATGGTCTTATAGAGAGGCACCCGATCCATCCGAAGATCACCGATCCCAGTAGTCGCGATCAAGTCATCGGTATGATGTATGGTTTAGTGGTGCGATGGAACAAGAAACCAGAGGAAAGGGAAAAGATAGCGAAAGCATGGCGGTTTCATTTTAACTATGTTGAAAAATTAAAAGGCAAACTCTATCCAAAAGCAGGGATCGAAAAATCTCTAAACCCAAGTCTCTATTATCTATGGTTAGAGGTCGGCAAGTATTTTGGCGTAACTGAAAAATCAGGCGATAGAAATCTTTGGCTCGCGGGGATGATGGCTTCGGCCATGGATATAAACGTCCACAAAAAAGCTGCTTATCCTCTGCATTTGTCGATGCTTCAGATTCTTACGGCTCATGAGATCGGTAAACCAGTTGATAACATTTTCCGCTGGCGTTGGTGCCAAGAGTCAAAATCGATGCTGATTCCTATGGTTGATTGGTATTGTGAGCGTCGAAAAGCTGACAATTTCCTATCAAATTATCAAGAAAATGAATGGGATTATCAGCACCAAAGAGCCTTACAATATGAGTCGCCAGACGGTGGAAAAAATAGGTCTAGTCAACTAGATTTTATCATTTTGCATCGCTTAAGTTCGCATGGTATAATCAAATAAATGAAACATCAAAAGGATGAAAATGATCAAAATACCTGAAGTTTATCCATGGGCATCAAAGCTTTTAAATCCTACGTCTTTAAGCGTTGGGCCAATGATACCCTTAGGTGTTTGTATTCATTATTTGGCCGATCGAGACGTAAAAAGAGCTATAGAAAGTCTGGTAAATGCTGACCTTGGATATCATTTAATCATAGATCGAGATGGAAAAATTACACAAACTACATATTTAAATTTGAGAGTTAATCATGCAGGAGTGGCTTCTTGGAACAATCTATCTCCTAATCGCTCTTTCATCGCTATTGCTCTGGCGTCGTGGGGATACTTAACCAACGATAACAAAGCGTGGAATGGATTGTTATTGCCTGAAAATCAAGTCTCTAGACGAGTCGGAAATATCGATAAGAAAATTTATGCTTGGGACAAGGCAACCGAGGAACAAGAAAAATCACTAGAAAAAATTTTGCTCTGGTTAATATCGAAAGGAATAGACCTAAAAAATATATGTGGTCATGACGAGAGTGCTTTGCCGTTTGGGAGAAAGCAAGATCCTGGCGGAGTAATTTCTAAAACCATGCCGGAGTTGAGGACGTATCTTGCAAAAATGCAATCCAAATCGATTAAGGACAGTCAGGGTCTTGTTTCGTGACCATGTGATCGATTTGCAAATTCCAGTTTGGAAGATACAGAGAGCGAAAAAACATTATTTCAAAATAAGGCATCCAATAACAAAAAAAGTATGTCGTGCTTTCTTCCATTCTATACAGATTTATTGGTTTAAAAAAAATTTTGTATATATTTTCGTAACCGATGAATGAAAATGGGGGAGATATGCGATGGTTTTTGTGGTTTTATTTATTTATTTGCATGTATTTCTCCAATATCGCCTATGCAAAGCCTTCTGCGATCGTCCTTCCTGCGAAGGCGAGCCTAAAAGACGAGGTTTACTTGGCTGCAAGACATGCGATCGGTATGGTAGAATCGAATAACAATCCATGCGTGAAAAATAAATTAACGAGCGCATCTGGTAAATATCAATTCATGAAGGCTTGGAATGTCTTTTTTAAAAAAAATTATGGTCGCACTTGGGCCAGCGTTATTCCAAGCTGTAGATCGTCTCGAAAAATCCGAGATGAAATGGCTGATCATCAAGATCGTATGTTTGACCTCTATTACGATTCTTTTGTTAGTCCATGGATCAGATCAAATAGGGGAAAAGGATACTCAGACATCGAGCTCCTCGCAATATACCACCGCCAAGGTGAGGCTGGAGCTAACCGCTATATTAGAACCTTGGACGATTACGCCGCTGGAAAATGGGGAAATACTCATGTTAAAGTACACGTCAAACGAGTTGTTGCTCAGACAAAACCCAGGATAATTTTGGCGGGTATTAAATGATTAAGCATGTTCTTCTCTCATCTCTTTGTCTCTTTGGTTTAAACTGTAAAGCTGATTGGGCTCCTGCTCCACCTAGTACGGAGCCTCCGTTACCTGGACCAAATGAAATAGAGTTAACTGGACTTATAAATCAAGAGAGAATCAGGAGAGGACTCCCAGGTCTCATCACATATCAGCATTTAGAGTGTGCTACATTAACTCACGCCGAAGATATGAATTTTAAAAATTTTTGCTCTCATTTCGGAAGCGACTCATCTACACCTTGGCAAAGAGCGCAGAAGTGCGGTGGGAGAGCATCAGGTGAAATCATAGCTTGTGGACAGGAGACGGCGAAAGATGCAGTCCAGGCATGGATACAGTCTCGACCTCATGCCATGATCATGTTTGATCGAGCGAATATAGGTGTCGGAGCTGCGCGAGTTGGAAACTATTGGGTAGTCATGTTCATGAAATAAGTTATAATGGCTCTGTCACAGTACAGTCACTCCGCTATACCGTCACCTATTAAAAACTTTTTAATGTCAGGTGGCGGTATTTTTCTATTTACGCAATCCCAAAAAATTATCAACTCGTTAAGCAACCATACAATGTATTCTTTGTCTGGGAATACTTCGACAATCACTCCATTTTTACCATCAAAACTAAAATAATGAGCCATTAAAGCATTGGTGACAAAAAGTTGATGCTGTAACTGGGGATAATATTTTAGCGGGATTTTCCCACGTAGAGCCTTATCATGATCGACTCGGCCAGGACATTTAATTTCCAGAACGATTTTTCTACTATGGTTATAACCATCAAGCGAGGCCCTGAGGAAAGGATAGTCTCGATGCTCGCACAAAATTGGTGGAGCCTCATATCCGACCATCAACTCATAATGCGCTCTTGCTATCGGCTCAAGTCTATTGCCACGGTCAATCGCCCAATTGGATGATTCCTCTGCTTTTTTCTGTCCAATCTTTTTCGCCCAAAGATCCTCGCGGGTCATCCATGGGCTGACGCCAGCAATAATAGTAGCATCGCTCGCGCCGATTCCTTTACTCCGCCAGTTTAACCACTTCGTCCGGTCCATAGGCGATGATCCCCCATTTTCTTATGGCTGCGACTGCGGATAAATCCCGTGGTCCTCGCGCCAAGCAATTTTGACACGAGATCCATTTTTCCTCTGTTCTAAAATCAATTCTGATAACTAAGTTTATACTATCACAAAATGGACATTTCCTGACATTAAGCACCATTTGAGAAAATGTAAAATTTCTTCTTAATGTTTTCAAAAGATTTTTTATGATTTTTTTAAATATGATCATTTATTTTTCCCTTTTTATAAAATTTGATTTTAACTTTTTTTTTTCGATTGGCTACTCTTTTTGGTTTTTTTTTTTAAAAAAATGTTTAAAGATGATTTCAGATCAAGAATCGAAAAATTTTTGGAGGACAACTATGTCTCATGACGATCTTTTATTTCGACTCGCGGAATGGTTAAAGACTAATAGAGCTACGACCTTAGCGGAGTCACTTGGCTACAAGACGACGAACACGGTCCATGCTTGGGTGAAAAAATCAAAGATACCTGCCCATGCTCGGGATCGAGTCGCAGAATTTCTGAAGAAAAGAAAGGTCTAATCCATGTCATTTCTAGACAAAGTTACGACGGGAAGGAAAACCAAGCCTCATTTGGTATTGATTTATGGCCCCGATGGGGTTGGTAAAACTTCTTTCGCCGCTGGTGCGCCTAGTCCAATTTTTCTCGGGACCGAAGACGGAACTGACTTTCTCGACGTTGCACGTTTTCCTAGCCCAAATAGTTGGGTCGATGTGATCGAGTCGATTAAAGAATTGATAACAAAAGAACATAAATTTAAATCCTTGGTTATCGACTCTCTAGATTGGTTGGAGCCTCTGCTTTGGCGACAAATCTGTGATGAGTATAAGGTCAAGAGCATCGAGCTTGCAGCCGGAGGCTTTGGCAAGGGATATGTCGAGGCAGTAGATCGATGGGCAAAACTCATGCAGCTTCTTAACTTGGTTCGCGTGAAAAAAAGCATGAATATAATTTTAATCGCCCACTGCGAAACCAAGACTTATAACGACGCCCAGTTACAAGTCCAGTACGAGAGGTATCAGCTCAAGCTTGATAAGAGGGCAAGCCCTAAGTTTCGCGAATGGGTCGATGCTGTACTTTTTGCCAACTATGAAATTTATACGCAAAAGGATGGAAATTCAATCAAAGCATTCGGTGAGGGCGGCAGAAGGATTTGGACCGAGGGACGCCCTGGCTTTGATGCAAAAAACCGGATGGGTTTAAAAGAATCTATCGGCTTAGATTTCGCTGCATATCAAGAGGCATACAACGAAGCCATGGTTTCTGGTCCGACTCCAGAGCAAATAATAAATAGGATCAATGACCTACTCCATCAAGACGTTCCCGAAGAATTAAAGGCAGCGGTTTTAGGTGCGGTGGAAAAAGCAGCCACGAATGCGAAGCAACTCCTTTTCATCGAAAAAAGATTACAAGATAGGTTGAATCTCACTTTAAAAGAGGAAAATTTAAATGTCGAAGTCGAAGTCCATAATTTGTCTTGATAATGGACAAATTTTTCAGAATGCGAAAGCATGCTGTGACTACATTTTTGGAGATGAAAAAACTTTGCGAAAAGCCTGCACAGGAAAATTAGAAACCTACAAAGGTAAAAAATGGGCTTATTTGGAGGATCATAATGATAGACCACGGGGAGATATTCACAAGGTGGGAACGCGAGATTAACGCAGAATGGGCAAAAAAAGATGCTCTTTGCTCTTATGTGAAAGCTGATCGAGAAAAGGTTTTTAGAGATTTCCTAATCCAAAAACTTATAACTTTATTCACCATGGCCGAAATAAATGGCCAACGTCTGATGAAAATAGAAGGAGAAAAAGATGAATTATGATCAACTAATGCCAGGCTCATATATGGGGAAAATTTCAAATTATGGAATCCACAAAACCAAGAATGACAGCCTGCAAGCCGTGATCCAGATTAGTTTTAAGGACGACTATGGTCATGATTATAAGCTCAACTGGCGCGGTGGATTTTCTGAAAAGCAACTCCCGTTCACGCTCAAGACTTTGCTCACTTGCGGTTTGCGCGGGAATGACCCTGCGATAATCGCTGATGGTCCTGACTCTAACGCTCTCGACCACGACAAAACTTTGCAAGTGACGGTTGAAAAACAAGACGATAAATACTGGCGCATAAGTTGGATCAATGAAGCTGGGCTTAAAAAAGGTATCAGCAAGTCAGAGGCAAGCCAGGCTCTTGGTGATCTACGCGGAAAAATCGCGCAACTCCGTCAAGAACACGGGATCAAAGATCAGCCGCGAGTGGAGCAGGTGTCACCTTCCGCCCTAGATGATCTTCCTTTTTGATTTTGATTAAAATAAAATCCCTTATATCTAAAACCTATAAGGGATTTTTATGCAGATTGAAAAATTAATTTCTTTTTTAGAAGAACTGCCAGGAGACGCGGAGGCCAAGTCACGCCCAAATAAAATCCAGGTTTATTATGATCGTCAGAAATTTGCCTATATAGATTTTAAAGCGGAGGAACTTATACATGAGCCAAACATCGAAGACGACGAGTCTTAGCCTCAGACCATATCAATCTGATGGAATTAACGAAATTAAAAATTATTTTTCCCGTGGTGAAAAAAAAGTTTTATTACAGTTGCCGACTGGCGCGGGAAAAACTCTTTGTTTTAGTTATATTTTAAAAGGAGTTTTTGAGAAGGGAAAAAATGCAATCCTTGTTGTTCGTGGACGTGCCCTAGTTGATCAAGCTTCGCAGAGACTCTTCCGCGAAGGCGTAGATCATGGCGTGGTTATGGCTGGACACTGGAACTATAGACCCACCGCACCTATCCAAGTCTGCTCTATTGACACTCTTTATCGCCGCCGCCTCCATAAACTCCCTGCTGATCTCATCGTGATCGATGAAGCTCACATGGCGACAAGCTCCGCCTTTAAATGGCTCATTGGTTTTTACCCCGAAGCTTTTTTCCTCAGCGTCACGGCAACTCCTTTTGTAAAATCAGGTCTAAGACATATCGCCGATCATGTGGTTTATCCCATATCTTTTGGCCAATTGATCGATCAAGGGTATCTGGTTAAACCTAAATATTTCTCTTTTCCGATTGATATCAACTTTGAAGAAATCGAAATTGACAAAAAAACTGGGGACTATAACCAGACTCAACTTGGTGAGGCGGTAAACCGTAGTAAAATGTTGTCCGGCGATATTATCTCGCATTGGCGCAGGCATTCGCTCAATCGTCCTACGATCTGCTTCGCGGTTAACGTCAAACACTCGAAAACCATTGCCAACAACTTTAAAGATGCTGGCATCCAAGCCGAACATATAGATGCCGACACTCCCGAAGAGGAACGCAAATGGACTCTCTCTCAACTTGAGACTGGAAAAATCAAAGTCGTGTCTAACGTGGGGATTCTTGGGACAGGGGTGGACCTGCCTTTTATCGAGACAATTATCCTTGCTCGTCCGACTAAAAGTAAAAACCTATATATTCAGCAAGTCGGCAGGGGATCGAGACTCTCCCCAGGAAAAGAGAGGTTCATCGTCTTAGATCATGCATCGAATGTGATGGAACACGGTGCGGTGGAGGACGAGGAAAAAGCCGATCTTGATGGTTTTGGAAAAGCCAAAAAAGAATCTAAAAAAGATAAAATGATTCTTTGCTCAAAGTGCTTTTGCACTTTTTTACTTAAAGAATATCCCAACTATATTTGTCCTGGTCAATTTTATGACTCGCAAAATAATATTGTAGATTGTCTCAATGATTGTCGACCCGTCAAAAAAGATTTTGAACCAGTTAAAATGATTGTTGATTCTAAAAAAGAGCTGGTCGAAATAACCGATACGAAGAAATTTTTTCGCTCTCAATTTTCCTCCGATCTGGATAAGCTCATAACCATCGCAAAGGTAAAAAAGTACAAATGGCAATGGGTCTGGTTCAAGTTAAAGGATCGTTATGGAAAAGGAAAAGCCGACGGAGTTGCAAAAGAAATCAGAGACCGAATCAACGGAGTTGAAAAAGTTACCGCCGACGAAGCAAGATCGTACTTCCAAACGCGGTAGTTATACCGAACACCAAAAGTTGGTAAATGAAATTTTATGTGCTTTAAACGTCCTGAGAATAGGAAGATTCTGGGAAAACCAAACCGGAGCAGCCTATCGCAATGGTTATCTTATTCGATATGGTTTTGTCGGTTCCGCAGATATTACGGGGATTATGAAAGGAGGCTATAGGGTCGAGATCGAGGTTAAGACTGGAAGATCGGCTCAGTCAGTATCACAAAAAAATTTTGAGCAAAATATAAAAATGTGGGGCGGGATTTATTTTGTTGGCAGGTCGGTCGAAGATGCTTTATCTAAGATTAAAGCGTATGCCAGAAAAAAGAATATTGATCTAAGTTAAGCGGGGGACAAAAAAATGTTTAATGATTTGCGAGGACATCTCGCCAAGGACGGCTATTACCTTCCAGATCCAAAACTAGACGGGTCGATCACAAGATTTGATCGCAACGGCAGAAAGAATAATGCTTGGTTTATAGGGTTTCAAAACCATACGGTCAAAGGTGGTCAGCCTTATATCGTGGCCGTCTACGGGGATTGGGCAGATGGGGAGGAGCCGAAGAAATACTGTTCGATCAAGTTGACCAAGGTCGATCAAGAGGCTTGTGAAAAGCAGTTGAAAATCGCTCAAGATAAGTATCAAAAAGAGCGACTAGCAAAGCAAGAGGAAGCCGCTAAACGTGCGGTGGAAAAATGGAACTATTGCGAAGAAAAAGGAACAACCGCGTATCTTAAGAAAAAAAGAATCGATAAACCATACGGCATAAGATTCTTCGATTTCGACAACGTGGTGGTTCCCCTCGTTGATATCAATGGAAAATTGTGGTCACTGCAATATATTTTTGAGGATGGGACAAAAAGATTTTTAACAGGCTCAAAAATTGATGGGAATTTTTTCCTTATCGGAAATGATCCACAGGAAAAACTTTTAATCTGCGAAGGTTTCGCCACTGGGGTAACGCTTCACAGGGCGTCGGGTCTGCCCGTGGCTTGCGCCTTCTCTGCTCAAAATTTAGTCTCGGTAGCGAAAGCGTGGCGTGAAAAGTTTCGTGATATTAAAATTATTATATGTGGCGATAATGATCGTTTTACTGATGGGAACCCTGGAAAGGCAAAAGCGCAAATAGCTGGCGCAATGTCCGATAGTGCGGTGGTTCTGCCGGAGTTTGGGGACGCTCCAGAGGGCACGGACTTTAATGACCTTGAAACTATAGTCGGGGTCGAGGGCGTTGCAAAATATTTTGACGAGGAACCAGAGATAAATGAGGGTCTAAAACCTCTCGGCTACGACGATGGGATCTACTTTTTCAATGACTTTCGCTCAAGAGATATCGTCAAAATTTCTACGTGGTCGAAAAGCCAATTTCTCCAAATCGCTCCATTAGAATATTGGTCAAATCGGTATCCGAGCAAAACCGAAGGTGTCAATTGGACTCAAGCCACCGACGATCTCATAGACGTGAGCCGTAAGATCGGTCCATTCGATCCATCGCGGATTCGAGGCGGTGGGGTCTGGCTCGACGAGGGTCGGGTCATCGTTAACACCGGTAGGGATCTCATCGTCGATGGCGTTAGAAAATCGATGTCTGGAACTAAAAGTCACTACTTTTATATCCAGACAAATTTCAGAATCTGTGATATAGCGCGCCCAGCAAACTTGGAAGAAACCAAAACTCTAATTGATGTTTGCACAAATCTAAATTGGATCGATGAAAAATCTGGTTACTTGCTTGCTGGTTGGCTGGCGATTGCGAGGATCGCAGGAGCTTTGAGTATCAGACCGCACGTTTGGTTGACCGGAGGATCTGGGACGGGGAAAACTACCGTCATGGATCGGATCATAGATCCATGCCTTGGAGGACATCGTGGAAAGGTACACGTTCAAGGAGCGACTACCGAGGCGGGTCTCCGACAAAGTTTGAGAAGCTCAAGTATCCCGGTGATCTTTGATGAATTTGAAACTACGGGCGAACATAGCAAACTCCGCATTGCATCGATTCTAGAACTCTTGAGAGTCTCCTGGTCGAACCAGGCTGGCTCGATACTAAAAGGATCTGCAGGCGGTCTATCTTGCCGTTTCTCAGCCAGCTTCCCCGCCATCTTAAGCTCGATCCGAGTCAACCTGGACAATGACGCCGATCGGTCTCGCTATAGTGTTTTAGAACTCGCTCCTCATGACAATAACCAAGGGAATTGGGAACACCTGCAGCGGCTTATATTAAAGATCAATGAAGATTTTGGAGAAAAACTATTTTCACGTGGAATTTCTCAAATAAAAAATATTATGCAAAGCCAAAAAGTTTTTGGCAAAAAGTTAAGTGCCTCGATTAACCAAAGATTTGGCCAACAAGTTGGGACTCTCTTGGCCGGATTCTACAGCTTAATCTCAGATGAGCCGATAACCGACAAGATCGCTGAAAACCTTTTGGTTGAGCTAGATTTCGCGACCGAGAAAAAAGAGTCTGAATTGAGAGACCAGGACGAATGCTTACTGCATTTGCTAACCCACAAGTTCAGCTT